TGGTGAAGAAACTACTGCGCAATCTGATACGGGAACGCATTACTAGTTTCTCCCTCGAGAGAAACAGGGCCGGTGATGGGAGACTGGATCCGGCCCTGACTGATGACTTATGGAAAAAAGATTTGTTGAAATATTTACAGGACTAAAAAGAGATTATGGGTATGCTGACCCTCAGTCTGCGTACAAGGACCCCTCTACTGGTAAATTAAAAATAGAACATTTTTGGGCAAAGAAACCTGTTACAGAACAAGATTATGAAAATCATTTAAAAGGTGTTAAACCAATAGGTATACAACCATGTGATGATGATGGCATGGCTAAGTTTGGTGCAATAGATATAGACTCAAAAGCTTACGATAAATTTGACACAAGAAAATATTTAGAGATTATAGATAAAAATAAAATACCTGTCATACCTGTAAAATCAAAAAGTGGTGGCTTACATTTGTATGTGTTTACAGATAAACCTGTCAAAGCTACTTTTATTAAATCATTTCTAGAAAAATTATTATACACATTTAATCTTAAACCAAGCACGGAAGTTTATCCTAAACAAACAGAATTAGATCAAGGTGCTAATAGCACATCAGGTAACTTTATTAACCTACCATACTTCAAGAAACAAGAACGAGTTGGTCTTAATTTGGATGGTACAACATTTACATTTGAACAATTTATTAAAGTTATAGAAGAAAATACTAAAACACAAAAAGAATTAGACGACTTTATTAACGCTCATATTAAAAATATTTTAACAGGTGGTAATGAAGAATTTGCAGATGGTCCACCATGTTTACAAATTATAACAAAAGATTTGTCAGCTAATAATAAGTTAGCAGATTATAGAGATAGATTCTTATATAACTATATGGTTTTCGCTAAGAAAAAATATGGAGACATATGGGACAAGAAAGTTTTACAAGCAGCCAGAGACTATATTGTTTATGACAATGAGTGGGGTGATGAAAAAGTTAAAAAGAAAATTAAAGCATGGGAAAAAGAAACTGCAGGACATACTTGTGATGAAGAACCAATACACGATCATTGTATGAAATCAGAATGTGCTAAGCGACAGTTTGGTTTTTTATCTGATAAAATAAAAAGATTTCCACCACTTACAGCTTTAATTAAAATTAATTATTCTCCTGACCCTGAATTTAGATTTACAATTACCTACGTAGATAAAAAAGAAGGAGAAGTTAGTAAGCAAGTTATAGCTAAAGATGCAACATACTTTACAAATCAAGACAGACTTAGAACATTGATAGCTGCACATACACCTATTTTTCCACCACGAGTTACAAATAAAGACTATCAAATTATTATGGAAAACTTATATGAGACTCAAAATGTAGAGAGTCCTCCACCTGGAACATCGGACAAAGAACTGTTACAAAAACATTTAGAAGAATATGTAACAGGAGTACAAGCTGTAAGTGATACGTCATTTAGAAATGGTAGTACATTGATTGATGATGGTTATGCTTATTTTGTTTTTGAACCATTTTTTAATCATCTAAAAAATAAAGAATGGAAAATTAAATTAACTAAGACAGGTAGAATGATGGAAGATTTTTTCAAAGCTGAACTTAGTGTATCAAAACGATATCCTAAAAAAGATTCTGATACTAAATCAAATAATCCAGTGAGGTGTGTAAAGATATCTATGCAATACTTTGATGACGAGGATAATGAATTAGAAATCTTGGACATGAAAGATAAGGAAGATATCCTGTGATAACTAAAATCTATGGACCACCTGGCACAGGTAAAACTGAAAAATTAATTAGAAGAGCTATGGCTTACATTAGAATAGGAACACCACTAGATCAAATAGGTTACTTTGCATTTACAAGAAAGGCAGCTAACACCGCTAAAGATAGAATGTTAGAAAAAAATCCACAATATAAAAAGAAAGACTTACCATACTTTAGAACATTTCATTCTTTAGCTTTTCAAAAGTTAAGTTTAGATGAGAGTAAAGTCATGCAAGATTATCATTATGCAGACCTAGGTAGAATATTAAGTATCAGAGTAAATGTAAGAAAGGATGTAGATGCTTCACCTTATTTAACTTGTGACAACGAATACTTTCAAATTATTTTAAAAGCAAAAGAAAAATGTATTCCAGTATGGGATGAATATTGTTCGGGTGAATATTCTTCATCGGTTAGATGGGGATTGTTAGAACATATAGAAGCTAACTACAATGAATACAAAAAGAAAAATATCTTACTAAACTACTCGGATATGATAAATCAATTTATAAATAAACCAGAACTCTGTCCTAAATTTAAAGTTATCTTTGTTGATGAAGCACAGGATCTTTCACCATTACAATGGAAAATGTATGACTTATTAAATTCAAACTCAGATGATGTTTATTTAGCTGGTGATGATGACCAAGCTATTTATACTTGGGCCGGTGCAGATGTTAATAGATTTATTAACGAGCCAGCAAAAGAAAGAGTTTTATCTAGATCAAGACGTATACCTAAAAAAGTTCAGGAACTTTCTTCTATTGTAATAAGTCGTATTCGTGGATTAAGAGCGACGAAAAATTATAAAGCAAGAGATGAAGAAGGTAAAGTAGAAAAAATAAATAGTTTAGATAATTTAAATTTATTATCTGATAATTGGTTAATCTTAACTCGAACCTTAAACAGAGCTAATGAGATTTGTAAAATTTTAAAAGACAAAGGAATTTATTTTGAAACTAAAAAAGGTAAAAGTTATAATGTAAAATTATATAAAGCCATACTGATTCACATGAGATATGTAAGTGGTGAAGACATAACAGAAATAGAAATGAAAGATCTGTTAGACTTTGCTGATGAAAAAGAATTACAAGATAAAAGCTTAAAGTGGTATGAGGTATTTAGTAAGGGTAATATTTTGGAGCGGGATTATATACGATTAATGTTGTCAAATAAAGAAAAACTTAATCAAGAACCGAGGATCAAAGTTTCTACAATACATGCAGCAAAAGGTGGAGAAGCCGATAATGTTATTCTAGTTTTAGATAACGCAAATAAAATTAGACAAGCTGTTATGAGAAGCATAACAAAGAGTGACGAAGAACATAGAGTATGGTATGTAGGAACAACGAGAGCAAAAAAGAATATTTATTTATTACAAGCAAAAATAGAAAGGAAGGGATATCAGTTATGACAAGTGATGAAGACATGGCAAAAGCATTTCCACAATCAAGGCAGGTCGGTGGGAGTCACTACAAAAAATTTCACATTCAGCCGTATGAGTTTATTTCAAAAAATAATCTTTCGTTTTTTCAAGGTTGTGTTGTGAAGTACGTTTGTAGGTATTTGCATAAAAATAAAATTGAAGACCTAGAAAAAATAATTCACTATTGCGAATTAGAAATACTTAAGTTAAAAGATACTAGAAATAAAAAATGAAAGTACCTTTATTTGAAGCACAGACAGAATGGAACGAACCAGAAGAGTATCCAGATCTAAGACAGTACGAAGAAATAGCTATTGACTTAGAAACTAGAGATCCAAATCTAAAAACTTTAGGTTCTGGATCTGTAATTGGTAATGGTGAGGTTGTAGGTATAGCGGTGGCTGTACCAGGCAGGAAATTTTATTTTCCAATTGCTCACGGATCAGGACCCAATATGGACAGAAAGCGTACTTTAGAATGGTTCCAAGATACACTTGCTACAGGAGCGATAAAAATTTTTCACAATGCAATGTACGACGTATGTTGGATTAGACAAATGGGTTTAAAAATTAACGGACTTATTGTTGATACAATGATAGCTGCATCTTTAATAGATGAAAATAGATTTAGATATGATTTAAATAGTTTATCATGGGATTACTTAGGACACGGTAAATCAGAAGCTGCATTAGTTGAAGCAGCTAAGTCAAGAGGATTGGATCCTAAACAAGATTTGTGGCAACTACCAGCAATGGAAGTTGGATCTTACGCAGAGAAAGATGCTGAACTAACTTTAGAACTTTGGCAAATATTTAAAAAAGAAATTATACATCAAGATATTGAATCTATTTTTAATCTTGAGACAGATCTTTTTCCTTGTCTTGTTGACATGAAATTTCTTGGAGTGAGGGTAGACTCAGATAAAGCTTCTCTCCTAAAGCAAGAATTAGAAACAGAAGAAAAGAAATTGCTATCATCA